TTCTTTAGTGTCTGGTTTGCTACCTTGCGGATCATTTTATAAGCCCGCATGAATCCAGAGATATCTCCTGAATCTATGTTCTTCACCGGCTTATTGATATAGGTCAGTAACCGAACCAGTTCATACCGATATTGCTTCACTGTCTTTGATGCTTTTCCTTCCAGTGCTTTACTCATCAGAAACTCTTCCAGATCCACTTCCCAGCTCCTGTCTACAACCTGCAGGTCCGTTTCCTGGATTACTCTGCATCCGGTAAATGTCATCTGTAACACTTCTTTCAGCTCACGTAGTTGCATTTCATCTAAAACCGGTTGCATTCTTCGCAATACATCCATTATTTTTGCTTCCATACATTGCTCCTTTTTGCTTTCAGTATATCAACTGGCGTATTGAATTAAGTAGCAAATTAGTAAATATAAATTCCAAAATAACAACCACGAATGCGAATTTAGCCAAAACTAACACTGTTTTAGAAAACAGAAAACCAATAATCATTGATTCAACTGCGCAAGGAACAGTAAATTGGGATACCAATAGCTTTTTGAAAGCTGGCATTACATATGCCTTTATCGTTACAGTTTCCTCCAATATCAGCAGTGAAAGCTATAAACAGGAAATCTCTTGTGCATTAAACAATGTAAATATGGGAAATAACGGAAACTATTACAAATTAGTTTCTACTTTTGCAGGAAAATGTAGCAAAGGCGATAAGCTTCATATTACTTCGTACAAAAATGGAGGTACATGGACTCTTTTTGCGACAAGAGCTATTTTTATACCAGTTAGCTAAAATAAGCCGTTGCTGCAATCATTACGAATGAGGCACTATCTGTACCGCTGATATATACTCCACCATTTTTTATGTATATACGTGCTTGTGTTCCAGCAGATCCACCATTATGCATAGCTATCGGGATAAGACACTCGTATGTGTTATAACCATTTGGTGTCATTCCTGACGGGACATTTCCTAGATATTGATCGTTTGCAAATTTTCCATTATCTGAAAATCTTATCGATCCGGCAACAAATACCACGTGACCTATTTTGCGAAATTTTAGCTTTTCTGAAAGATTATTCGCAGTCATATATTTCCAACCTGAATCGGCAGTTGCCGTTTTCAAATTGGTATTTGTAGTTGCTAATTCTGTGCTCAAAGCAGATATTTTTGTATTTGCTTTTGTTAAATTGCTACTTAATCCAGAAAGTCCATCCGTCACACTCAACAAACTCTTCACTTCTGTAACATTGATTCCATCATAATGCACTTCAAAAGCCGGGCATTCATCCACAAGATCTCCATTCTGCAAATTTCCCGAAGTGTATGCCGGCACTGCCGGATTACTTGCAACCGGTTTTCCCTGGATTACCTTCCAACTGCAGTTTTCAACCTCTGTCTCTGCATTTCTGGTATACCGATTTACAATAAGATCAATCCTTTTCATTCCCTGACTACCATTTGTCAGTGTAACCTCATCATAAGTACCAATATCCACGCAAGATATACAGCCGTGATGCGCCATCATCCCACTTCGGATTTTCAGCAGATTATTACTGCTAAGTTCCGGCTTCAGATTCTCTCCGCTTGTTATAATATAACTCCCCTGCCCGATAATCCCCTCCAGCATCTGCCGGAACTGCTGCGAAGTCACATGTGGTGATCCGGTTCTTCCAGATACAATTTTCATTCTTCATCTTCTCCTTCCAGTTTATAAGTAATTGATTCCACATCATTCGTAATCTCATAAATGATATTTTCGATTGGTTTTGACATATACATCCCAGTCAGGTAATCCCTGCCACCGACAATATCTCCGATTCCAACCTCGATTCCAAGCTTTGCAACATCCATCTGAAATGTCTTTTTATTCATCAGCTTCTGCAATTGTTCCACGGACGTTTTCTCCAGCTCTGCTGTTTCTGTGCTCGTATTTTCGTATACTGCTGAGATCTCATTCAGTCCTTTGTAATACTGCGTCTTTCCAATGCTTCCATCTTTCTGTACATACAGATGGATTATGTTCCTCTCCTGCATTTCCCCTTTTCCGGTTACGACCAGATGATTTACGCCATTTTGTTTATCATCCATCGTGAAATTCAGTCTACTGTCCTGTGACAATTCAATCTGCGCAGAATAATCAGTAATCGGAACTGCTTCAATCAGAATATAACATGGCTCGTCCTGTTCTTTGATCAGTCGAATTTGCAGGCGGTATCCAACACTTTTCAGCATTTTAGTAAGACCTTCCAGTAATGTGCAGTACCGGTCAAATTGAAAATTCTTTACAGATATACCCGTGTCTTCTGATGAAACTCTGAATAATCCATCAAACTCCGGCTCGATCAGTGTTTTCATTACCTGATTCAGTTCTCCGGATACTGTTTTATAATCCGATCCGGCAGGCGGCTCGATCACCTTATACTGCAGTCTTCCCCGCCATGTGATTCCCTTCAGCTCCACATAATCCAGCGTTGTATCTGTCAGCACCTCTCCGATAATGCCTCCATATTCTGTCTCCGTAATATACACATAGCTTGAAAAGGTCAGCTCCGGATACCAGTTCGACCTTGCAATCTGTACAGAGAATTCGTACTCGCCATTCGTATCCACTGTGATATTTGAGTCCAAAATCACTCCCAGTTCTCTTCCATCACTATCTGCAAGAATTATGTCCTTTACCACGGCGGCTCCCTCCTGTTCAAAAATAAAGTCAGGTCAAATCCATAATCCCCGGACCAGTTAATATTTAAAAGCCCGGATGGTATTCTCTTGAAAACAGTTTGTTTTTGCGCTCTCTGATTAAATAAATTTTGTACCGTTCCATTCGTCAAATACCTTCGGATCGTTCTTCTCTGGCTATCTATGATCAGATATTCCCTGCTTTCAAGCGTTACGAAAAACCCATAAGGATAATCGTTGATCAGAATCTTCGGATTTACACATGGTCCGTAAATGATCATCCGGTATTCGCTTGGAATGATGTGATCAACATTCCATGCTGCGATTCCTCTTTTTTCTCCGGCAAAATCAAACGGATAGTCATACTGAAAGTCGATTCCGGATGCTGCCGTTTCTTCCAATTGCGGAAAAAACTGCCTTGTCGCTTCTACTACCCATACAAGCTCCGGAGTCTGGAAGGTGATCTCCACTTCCGAATACACATATCCCTTCCATCCTTCTTTCGCTGACTTCAACACCTTGCATCTTAAATATGCACCATTCACGTACAGCTTCCCGTAGGTATCATTTTCTGCATCAACTGCAATGATCCTGTATAGTTGCTCCATATTCGCCTGAAATTCTTCCCGCTTTCCAAACACATCAATCGTCACTGTTTTTTCATATCCGTCCGAAGACTCTGACCAGTCCGCATCGAACCAGTCAGTCTTCGTTGTACGAAAAGGAGCTTTTAAAAGATTCAGCTTTTCGCCGTTCATATTTTCATAATATACAATCATACCTGTGGCACTGCTCCTTTCGGTAATGGTCTGTCTATCCGTTTCGTATCCAGGAATACCGGTTTATTGCCATTTTCTTTTGCAATCTTCCTCTGGATACGTTCAAATCTGTCGTAATCAAATCCCTGATCCTTAAAGATCGGATTATTCTTTATTCCGCCTACCGTTTTATCCGGATTAACGGATGTTGTAAGCTGCACACTTCTTTGCAGACTCTTGACTGCTTTTTGTACTCCGGCATTCATGGATCCGACCGGAATATTCTTCTCAAATCCGATTCCCATACCAAGAGCCATCATCTTACCAACCTGGTCACGGAATACTCTCGATGGAGAATGAATACCAAGTTTTGACTTGATTGCATCTAATGCGCTACTTGCCGCAGATGTTGCCGCGCTGATCAGGCTTCCTACCGCACTGGATATACCACTTGCAATTCCGGAAATGATATTCATACCAACACTACCCCAGTTTACACTGGTAAATGCATTTTTGATCTGGCTGATCATGGATGGAATCTTACCAAGTAACGCCGGGATTCCCTGAACCAGTCCGACTGCGAGCTGTGTGATGATCTTCACACCAGTCTGTATAATCTTCGGCAGGTTCGTAATAATCGTAGATGCCAGCTTGCCGATGATAACCGGTGCTTTCGCTGCCACCTGCGGAATCGCGTTTGCAATTCCCTGTGCCAAGCCTTCCATTAACTGTAATCCGGAAGTTATTAACTGCGGAAGATTACTGATCAGCGACTCAACCAGAGTCAGAATCATCTGTACTGCTGCCGGAATTAACTGCGGAAGTTGTGCGCCCAGGCTGCTTACCAGAGTTGCTATGATGCTTGCGCCTACGGAAATGAGCGATGGTAGATTTGCCGTAATTGCATTCATCAATCCCAAGATCAGGGTTGCACCTGATGAAATCAGTCCCGGAAGTGCTGCTGTGATTCCTGCTCCAAAGTTGGATATGATCTCCGGTCCTTTGGTCTGCGCCAGAAGCAGGATCTGATCAATCTGTGTGCCAAACTGACTGTAAACCAGTCCAAGACCGGCTACCACAACGGCTGCAACTGCACCGAAATTCATCAACCCTACAAATGACGGAATAAAGCCGGCTACTGTTCCAAGAACTCCCTGCAAAGCAGAACCAATCTGTCCGCCCCATGCTCCCAGATAACCGGCAGTATCTCCAAGTAGTAAAAACGCGCTTGTAATTCTGGGGATTTTTGATGCGATTGCAGAACCGATTTTGCTGACTGCCCCACCAATTTTTCCCGGAACACTGGAAACGACCTTGCCGATTTTTCCGACAGTAGCTGACAATTTCGGAGTCAGTACCTGGAATGGTCCCGTAACTGCACTGCCGAGTCCTTTCAGGCTACCCGTAAAATCTTTCCGGAAATTCGCAGCCGATTTTGTTGCACTTTTGAATCCCTTCGGAAGCTTTCCAAGCTCAGACAAAACACCTGTTGTAATTCCACTGAATCCGGATACGGCTGACTGTACATTACCGATCTGTGATCCGAATAATGAGATCGCCGGTCCAGCTCCTGCAAGCACTGCTGCAGTCTTGCCAAGATCAATGAGCTCATCCGTGCTCATGCTCTGCAGCTTATCGGCTAACTTACCAATACTATCCGTGAATCCCTTTAGTTGCGGAACCGCTTCACCGATTTTTCCGGATAAGGATTCCACCACATCCATTCCGGTCTTTCCCAGACGCGGGATCATTTGACCAAGATTATTTAAGATATTCTTTGCCG